CTGAAGATCCTGAAAACGATGAAAATGCGGCTTTCAGATCTGTAGTAGTAGTTGCTAATCTAATTGAACTACAATCGTAATAGGAGAATAGGAGATAAATTATGGCTATATCACGATCACAACTAGTTAAAGAACTAGAGCCAGGATTGAATGCACTATTCGGCCTGGAATACAAAAGGTATGAAAATCAGCATGCTGAAATTTATGCCACAGAATCATCTGACAGAGCTTTTGAAGAAGAAGTAATGTTAAGTGGTTTTGCAAACGCACAAGTAAAAGGTGAAGGTTCTGGAGTTTCATTTGATGAAGCACAGGAAACTTTCACAGCTCGTTACACTCACGAGACTGTAGCTTTAGCGTTCGCGATTACTGAAGAAGCAATCGAGGACAACTTGTATGATAGACTTGCGTCTAGATATACAAAAGCTTTAGCTAGATCTATGAGTAATGCTAAACAAGTAAAAGCAGTTGAACCACTAATTCAAGGTCTTCCTACTACGGACGGTTTTGATTCAGGTGACGGTGTATCTTTATTTAATACACAACACCCAACAGTGGCTGGTGTTTTTGCTAATACTTTAGCAACTCAAGCTGACCTTAACGAAACTTCATTAGAACAATCTTTAATAGATATTGGTCAAATGAGTGACGAAAGAGGTTTAAGAATTGCTGCTAGAGGAGTAAAAATGATTATTCCTTCTGAGCTACAATTCACAGCTGAAAGATTGATGAAGTCTCAAGGTAGAACTGGAACAGCTGATAACGATATAAACTCAATCGTATCTATGGGAATGATTCCTCAAGGATACAGAGTCAACAACTATTTAACTGACTCAGATGCGTTCTATATCATTACAGACGTGCCTAACGGTATGAAAATGTTTAACAGAGCACCATTGACTACAGCTATGGAAGGCGACTTCGATACTGGCAATGTAAGATACAAAGCTAGAGAAAGATACTCTTTTGGAGTTTCTGACCCTAGAGGTATCTTTGGCGTTGAAGGTGTATAATTAATACTTTTTTTGTGGCGGGACATTGTTCCGCCACAATTGACAAATAGAAAGAAAAACCATGAAAAAATTCACAGTTACAATATGGGCATACGATCATTACGCAAAATTTAATGTTTTGTCGGAAGATAATGCTGTTTCTCTTGAAGAATCAATCCTTGACAAATTGGGAGAAAAGAGTATAAACTGGGAATATCTCGGAAACAACTATAATAACGAGATAAATCGAATAACTTATGAGGAGGTTATTGATGATACAAGACCTATACAAACAAAAAAGGTCCTTGGAGTTGAAGTGGCAACAGGAGCATCTGTCTAATGATAGATACACTCTTGAGATGGTCAGAATTGATGACAAAGTTAAACAAGTCATTACTGAGATCAAGCTTGAAGAAGCTCAAATTGCTCACAGGCAGAATAGCGTTGAAGGCGCTGCTCCACAAGTTTCTGTAGCTACTTAAGTCACAAAGCTACATCGCTGAAATCGCACTTTCTTATAAGGCTCTCTTGCACTCTACTAAAAACTAAGTTATAAATAACTCACTATACATAATAATAATTGTTAAATGTAGACGCGTATAGTCGACAACCCTAGGGACTACATTTAAAATATCTAGGAGGATATTAATATGGCAAATACTACATTTACAGGACCAGTTCGATCAGAGAACGGTTTTGAAGTAATTGATAAAAGTACAGTAACAGGTGCAGTCACATCTACAATGAGCGTAAAAGAGTTCACTGCAACTATTACAGTTGCAAATGGTCAAACTACTGGAAAAGAAACATCTATCCAAATACCGACAAACTTTATTCCATTAGGAATAGGTGTCGTAGTAACTGTTGCATCTGCAAACGCTGTTAACTTAGTTGACATCGGAACAGACGCTGACACAGACGGTTATGTTGACGGAGCTTCTTTAGCTACTAACACAACTGGTTGGAAAGGTTTCTTAGGCTGTAATGGTGCACTTGGTATGTCTGGTTTCGCACCAGGTGTAGCAGGTTTAACTGGAGACGAAGTTGAACTTGTTTTATCTGGAGACCCAGGACATGGAGCAGGCGGAGCGCCAGCTGTTACAACAATTGTGTTGAAGATTTTTGGAATTGATTCTACTTCTGACACAGCATAATAAATAATTAACTCGAGGTGCCTGGTAATGCAGGCACCTTTTAAAAGGAGGAAAACATGGCAGCAGACACAGTATTAAATACAACTGTATTCGACGGAGCAAAAAAAGTAATCACTCACTACAATGTGGTTTCGGGTGACGGAGAGGGAGGCACAACTGCAATAGTTGATGTTTCAGGATTATCAACAAACAATGGTAAAACTTGCAAAACAGTAAGATTAAATAAAGTTAGTTTTAATGTTTCTGTAACAGCACCTGCTGATGCAATTAGAATGGTTTGGGGTGGATCAAATGTTGTTTTTCAAACATTAAGTGGAGAAATGGAATATGATTATTCTTCATTTGGTGGATTAAAAAATAATAAAGCTAGTAGTTATACAGGTGATGTAAATCTTACTTTACCAGCTTGCTCTGCAGGAGATACAGGCACAGTTGTTTGTGAGTGGATTAAAGTTTACGAAGTATAGGAGGCTAAATGGCTAATACTACCTCGAACACTACAACGTTCGACAAAACTTTTTCTATTGATGAAATAATAGAAGAATCATTTGAACGTATAGGATTACAAGCTGTTTCAGGAAATCAGTTAAGATCAGCAAGAAGATCTCTTAATATTCTATTTCAAGAATGGGGTAATAGAGGTATTCATTATTGGGAAGTTTCGGAACTTGATCTTGATTTAATTCAGGGACAAGCTGAATATAAATTCTTTAGATCATCTGCAGATGGTACAAGTGCTACTTCAAATCCTAATGGTATTTATGGAATGTCCGATGTCCTTGAAGCACAGTTAAGGAACAATAGAACTCAAACAACTCAATCAGATAGTCCAATGACAAAAGTTGATAGATCTACTTATGCAGGTTTTTCAAACAAACTTTCACAAGGAACCCCTAATCAATATTGGGTTCAAAGATTTATTGATTATGTAAGTATTAATATTTACCCTACACCTGATTCTACTAATGCATCTAAAGATATGCATTTTTATTACATAAATAGAATTCAAGACGTAGGTGATTATACAAATGCTGGAGATATACCATTTAGATTTGTACCTTGCATGACTTCAGGATTAGCTTTTTATTTAGCACAAAAATATCAACCACAATTAGTTCAACAAATGAAATTATATTATGAGGATGAATTAGCTAGAGCATTGGCCGAAGATGGTTCAGCTTCAAGTACATTTATTACACCTAAAGCTTATTACCCAGGAACTTAATGTCTAAGTACGCAACAGGAAAAAATTCAAAAGCAATATCGGATAGATCAGGTATGGAATTTCCATATAGGGAAATGGTTAGAGAGTGGAATGGTTCCTTTGTACATTATACAGAGTTTGAACCAAAACAACCACAACTTGAACCTAAGCCAATGGGAGGTGATGGTGTTGCATTATTAAATGTTAGACCTGATAGAACAGAACCAATCACAACTGTAATGATATCACAAGATGGTTTTGAAACATATGCTGCAGGATCAGGAATTATAAATGTATTTTCACCTGGTCATGGTTTAACAAATGGTACAACTTATTTATTTAGAGGACCTCCAACAGTTTCACCTGGAACAGGAACATCAACTAACCCTGTTTTTGCTTATGCAACTATTCCTAACTTTGATGGAATTACAGGAGCACAAATAGGACAAGGTTCAGGCTATGCTATTACAACAGGAAAATATGTAAGTGATACAGGAGAAGGAAGTCCTGGAAGAAATACATCTGATTATATGACTACTAATTTCTTCTTCTTTACAGTTAACTCAGATACTGCTACAACTGGGAGTATAAAAGGAGGAGGTTACGGTTGTTCCGTTGGACCTATAACTATTGAAGGATGATAAAAAAATTTTTAAATTGGTTAAAAAAAGCTATTACACCACACAGACAAAAAGATGAGCATCTTGAGTTTTATGAAGATCAACCAGAGTCAGATGTTGCCATGTATGTAGAAGAAACTGCAAAACAAAAAAAGATACGTTTAAAACATAAAGGTGATATTGAATAATGGCTGGATTTACATACGCAACATTAACTACAGCGATTCAAAATTACACTGAAACAGACACTAATGTTTTAACAGCTACTATTACAGATCAGTTTATTGAAAATTCTGAACTTAGAATTTTAAGGGATGTACCATTAGATGCATACAAAAAACAATCAATTGGTAATTTAGTTACAGGACAAAATACAATTAACGTTCCTGCTAAAACTTTATTTGTAAAAGGTGTACAAGTATATACTTCAACATCTGCTTCTACAGGAGCAAATACTTGGTTAGAGAAAAAAGACGAAACTTATTTACAAGAATTTCAACCATCTACAGAATCAGCAGCTAGAGCAAAACCAAAATACTATGCTATGTTTGGTGGAGCAACAGGTGTATCAGACACTACTTCAGGAAGACTATTTTTAGCTCCTGCACCAGATAGCACTTATGTATTTAAAATACATTATGAAGCTATTCCAACTGGATTATCTGGTTCAAATACTACAACTTATGTAAGTCAATACTTTGGAAACGGATTATTATATGCTTGTTTAGTAGAAGCATTTTCTTATCTAAAAGGTCCACAAGACATGTTGACATTATATGAAAATAAATATAAACAAGAGGTACAGAAGTTCGCTGCAGAGCAACTTGGTAGACGTAAAAGAGACGATTATACAGACGGTACAGTTCGTATTAAAGTTCCTTCTCCGTCACCTTAATAGGAGATAAATTATGGCAATAACATCAGCAATATGTTCAAGTTTTAAACAAGAACTTTTACAAGGTAAGCACAGTTTAGATACATCGGGAAATGGTGGAGATACTTTTAAAATAGCTTTATATGATTCTGATGCTAGTTTAGGAGCTGCTACAACTGACTATTCAACTTCAGAAGAAATTTCAAATACATCTGGTTCAGCATACACTGCTGGTGGTAAAGCATTAACAAATACTGGAGTTGGTTTAACTTCAACAACTGCATTTACAGATTTTTCTGATGTTTCTTTTACATCAGCTTCATTCACTGCAAATGGTGCAATGATTTATAATACAACAACAGCTGGTGGTTCAAACACAACTGATGCTGTTTGTATTATTGCTTTTGGTTCTGATAAAACTGCAACTAACGGAACTTTTGAAATACAGTTTCCTGCAAACGATTCATCAAACGCAATCATTAGATTAGCATAGGAGGGTCACCGTGCCCGACGTTTCTTCTGGATGGGGCCGACTAACCTGGGGACAGGCTAATTGGAACGAAGCCACAACTTTAAAACAAGGTTGGGGAGCAAAATCTTGGGGTGAAGATGAATGGGGTCAACTTTCAGATGCGGTTGCTCAACCCACTGGATTATCAATTACTTCAAGTGTAGGTTCTATAACAGCTGCTATCAATGCAACTGTAACTCTATCAGGTCAATCATTTAGCTCTACGCTTGGAACAATTTCAAATGTTATAGGTGTAACGGTTGAACCGAATGGGTTATTGATGAATGATCTGCAAGGTTATGCACTTCCTGTTATTAATGTTGCACCATCTATCACAGGTTTATCAACTACAGCAGCTATTGGAGTTTTAGATCCAAATGACCAAACAGTTGGATTATCTAGTCAACAAATTACATCAACACAAGGAACTGCAGTTGCACCTAACGAAGATGTATCTATTACAGGTTTATCAATTACATCAACTTTAAATACTCCTGTTGCAGTTAATGCTGTTGAAATTCTTTTACCAACATTCACCATTACATCACAACAAGGATCCGTGGTTGTTCCAAATGATGCTGTAGCACCAACAGGATTATCTATAACATCTTCTGTAGGTTTTGTTGAAGGAACAGGATCAGTAGTTGTACCTACAACTGGTATATCTATAACTTCCGAACAAGGAACTATTCCAGAAGTCCCAGATCAATTTATGGGATTAACGGGAGTATCATTTAGTTCTGCTATTGGCAGTATTAATCCCAAAGATCAAGTAATTGGATTACCAACATTTACAATGACAGCTACAGTTGGAGAACCATTTATTATACATTATCAAGATGTTGACACTGGCTCAAATACCTCTTATAGTGCACTTTCAACTGGATCAAATAGTAATTATTCCAATGTTGCAACTGGATCAAATACAAGTTATACTGACGCTGCATAGGAGATAAAATTTATGGCATCAACATTTACACCTCTCGGTATAGAGAAAATGGCAACTGGCGAAAATGCTGGTACTTGGGGAACAAAAACAAACGCAAACTTAGATCTTATAGAACAAGTTCTTGGTGGATATAAAGCAGTATCAATTGCTGGTGGTGCACAAACAACTGCTTTAACAGTTGCAGATGGTGCATTAACTGGAACAGCTCAAGCTAGAATGATTGAGTTTACAGGTTCAATTTCAGGAAACCAAGTTGTAACTATTCCTTTAGATATAGAAAATTTTTACATTTTAAAAAATACAACATCAGGTGCTTACACAGTACAGTTTAAATATGCATCAGGAAGTGGTGATACATTTACTTTTGCAGCAACAAACAAAGGTACAGCAATTTTATTTGCAACAGCAAATGATGGAACTAATCCAGATATTATTCAAATTCAAACAGGTGGAGATGTTGTAGATGATACATCACCTCAACTTGGTGGTGACTTAGATGTTAACGGAAATAAAATTGTATCAACTTCAAATGGTAATATAGAATTAGAGCCAAATGGAACAGGTGATGTAATATTAGATACTGATCAAGTTACTATTGGTGGCGGATCAGAAGTAGGACAAATATCTTCTAATGGAGCATATGATCTTAAACTAGTTACAAACTCAGGAACAAATTCAAGCTATATTAATATTGTTGATGCAGCTAATGGTAATACACAATTGTATCCAAATGGAACAGGTGTAACAGAAATTGGTGGAGCAACAAACCCAGGAACAATTCAACTTAACTGTGAGTCTAATTCCCACGGGATTAAGCTACAGTCACCTCCACATTCAAGTGGCCAGTCGTACACACTAAAATTTCCCACTGGAAATGTTACAGCAGATAGATTTTTAAAAGTTGCATCAATAACAGGATCTGGAACAACAGGTGTTGGTCAATTATCTTTTGCTGAAGTATCAGGTGGTACATCATGGCAAGCAGTTAAAACTTCTACATTTACAGCAGTAGCAGGTGAAGGTTATTTTATTAATACAACAGGTGGAGCATTTGAAATGGATTTACCTGCAGGAAATATTGGTGATGAAATATCTTTTATTGATTATGCAGGAACATTTGATTCTAACGCACTTACCATTGATCCAAATGGAACAGAAAAAATTGTGGGGTCTACAGCTAGTTTAACAGTTTCAACAGAAAGAGCAGCAAATACATTAGTGTATGTAGACGGTACACAAGGTTGGCTCTTAACTAATAATTAAGGAGCTTAGGTAATGTCGACCTTTAAAGAAATTCAAGGACGAAACATCAGGTCCTACACAACTAATCCAGATAATCCTCTTGAAGGACAAATGTGGTATAATCAAACTCAATTAAAATTAAAAGGTGTTGTAGCA